ATCAACGCCTATGCGGCAAAGACATGTCTCTCCAGAAACCGTATCAGCAAACTCATGAGCGATGAGACCTGGCTGAATGCCAAAAAGGCAGTAGAGCTTGGCTTCGCAGATGAAATTCTTTTTGCGGACAAACCGAAACCGGAAGATCCGGAGGAAGACCCGGATGAGAAGCCGGATGATCCTGACAAGGAGGAAGGCGGAGATGAAGGAGAAGAGGAAGAGAAGAAAAAGCCTTTTAAGCTCAGGGAGACTGACGCCATGTGGCTGTTCTCCTCGCGGCTTATGGGTGAAACCATCCTCAACCGGCTCGGAGCGGAATGTGAGCCTCATGGCAAAGACACAGAACCGCAAACCGATGCTGCGGCACCGAAACCTCCCGAGGCAGGGCTGAATGATCCTCCTGCGGAAGATAAGCCAGAAGTGCCGGTGATCGGCATGAACGGAAAAACCAAGGACGGCGCAATGCCGTATGAAATCCTGAAAGACAAGCTGGAGTGGCTGAAATGAGCTGCCCCGGCTTTCTTTATACCCAAATCAAAAACGACCGGCGCGAAAGCCGGAGAAAGAGGTCTATCTATGAATAAGATTATGGAACTGCGTAATAAGCGCAATACCCTCTGGGAACAGACCAAGGCCTTCCTGGAGGAGCATCGCGGCGAGAACGGCCTTGTCGAGGCTTCCGCTGTCGAACAGTATGACCGCATGGCGGCCGATGTACAGGCTCTTGGCACAGAGATTCAGCGTCTGGAGGAACAGGCGGCTTTTGAAGCGCAGCTGGCGGCTCCGACATCTCGCCCTGTCACCAACAAGCCCATGAGCGGCCATAAGGCGGAGAACGTGGCCCCGACCGCGACCGATGAGTACGGTAAGGCCTTCTGGGACATGATCCGCAATCAGGGCGACCAGTTCGCGGTCCGCAATGCCCTGTCTGTCGGTGAGGATACTGAAGGCGGCTATACCGTGCCCGATGAGTTTGAGCGCAAGCTCATTCAGGCGCTGGAGGAGAACAACATCTTCCGTCAGCTGGCGACCGTCATCCGCACCAACTCCGGCACCCGCAAGATTCCGATTGCGACCGACACCATGGAAGCGTCCTGGATCGATGAGGGTGAGGAGATCCCGGAGACCAACACCCAGTTCGGTCAGACCACGCTGTCTGCTTACAAGCTCGGCACGATGATCAAGATCAGTAACGAGCTGCTTCATGACTCCGCCTTCGATCTGGCCAGCTATATTGCTGCCCGCTTCGGTGTGGCAATGGGCAACGCGGAAGAGCGTGCCTTCTTCACCGGCGACGGCGACAAGAAGCCTCTCGGCATCCTGGCGGAGACCGGCGGTGCTCAGCTCGGTGTGACTGCGGCTGAAGAGGACATCGTGTCCTTCGATGAGATCTTCGATCTCTACTACAGTCTGAAGAGCCCCTATCGCCGTAATGCTCAGTTCGTCTGCAACGAGACCCTGCTCCTGCAGCTGATGAAGCTGAAGGACAAGAACGACAACTATATCTGGAAGCCTTCTCTGGATATCGCCAAACCCGATACCATTCTCGGCCGTCCGATCCGTACCAGCTCCTTCATGCCCGGCATTGCAGCGGGTGAGCGTGTGCTGCTGTTCGGAGACCTGAAGAATTACTGGGTTGCGGATCGTCAGAACCGCACCTTCCGTCGTCTGAATGAGCTGTATGCCCGCACCGATCAAGTCGGCTTCATGACCACCCAGCGTGTGGATGGCCGTTTGATTCTTCCGGAGTCTGTCAAGGTCCTGAAGATGGCTGGCACGAAGGCTGTGACCACTGGCGGAGACACGACTGGCGGCACTACCGGCGGCGGAACTGATCAGAACCAGACGCCTGGCGGTTGATGAATCCTAACGGGAGCAGGGGAAGTTCCTCTGCTCCTGATTCTGTGAGAGGAGGCTGACGGGATGAGCCTGATTACTTTGGAAGAAGCCAAAACCTATCTCAGGGTAGACAGCGGTATAGATGACGGCTTGATCGACAGCCTCCTTCTCTCTGCTGAGAAACTCACCTGCGATGTAGCCAGGATGAGTGCTGCCGAGTGGAACGCTGTGTGTGTGGATGAAACCGTCACCATCCGTGGGACGGATCTGAATGAAGCGGAGACAGCACAGTTGAAGGTGCTCCTGAAAGCGGCTGTGTTTTATTGCCTCGGGTATCTCTATGAGCACCGGGAAGAAGCAGATCACCATGACCTGGTTATGACGCTTCGGAATCTTCTCAGCTCCGTGCGGGAAGGGGTGTTCTGATGGAGAGGAAGATCGCACGGTTCAACGAGCGCCTGGTCATCCAGAAAAATGAAGTGACCGTAGATAAGTATGGGAACCACAAGAATATCTGGCTGGACTATTTCACCTGTTTCACCTATGCCAGCACGTATCAGTATGACAAGGAAAATGAGGCTGCTACCACGACGGAAGAGCAGACCATCAATTTCGAAGTACGCTATTGCCCGGAGCTGGCAAACCTCGACAGCACACACTACCGGGTTTCCTTCCATGGCGATTCCTATGATATCCAGTCTGTGGACATGATGAATTTCCAGCGGAAGACTATCCGAATTGTCTGCAAGCTGTCGAAGAGAGGAGGAACGTCATGAGCAGGACCGTTCCCATTGACCAGCTGGCGGCAGCCATCAATGAAGGCTTGGAAGAGTATGCCGACCTGAGCGCCCAGGAAGTGAAATCCGCTGTACGCAAGTCTGCGAAAGCGATAAAGGAGCAGATCAACAGTTCCGCACCGGTCCGTTCCGGCCGTTATGCAAAGAGCTGGGCGGTGAAGACAACCGCAGAGAGCAGCCAGAGCCTGGAACAGACAGTCTACAGCCCCAGCCGGTATATGCTCTCGCATCTTTTGGACAAAGGGCATGCGAAACGAGGCGGCGGCCGTGTCCGTGCGATCCCGCACATCGCTCCGGCAGAAGAGATGGGCATTGAGATGTTTGAAGGCCTGGTGGAAAAGGCCCTGAAAGGCTGAAAGGGGTGAAAGAGCCATGACCCATAATGAAGTATTTGAGGTGCTGGAGGAGCTTTCACTCCCCATCGCCTATGACCATTTTGCGGAAGGTGAGTCTCCGGACCCGCCTTTTCTTTGTTTTCTCTATCCGAGGAATATCCCAACCGGCGCGGACAACACGGTGTACTACCAGCTGCATGAACTGGATATCGAGCTGTACACCGATGCGAAAGACCCGCCCTTGGAACAGAAGGTAGAGAAGCTCCTGACGGAGCATGAAATGTTCTTCCACAAATCCGAAGTTTGGATCGAGGAAGAGAAGATGTATGAAGTCCTCTATGAGGTCGTGCTCGATCTTCAGTACGAGGAAGAATCAGATGACTCCGACGAGTCAGAAAGTGAGGAGAATCCATGAGCAAGAAGAAAAACAAGGTGCGTTTCGGCCTCAAGAACTGCCATTACGCGAAGGCGACCTTTGATGAGGACGGCAACGTTACCTATGGTACACCGGTGCGCCTGCCCGGTGCTGTATCCCTGTCCCTCGATCCCGAGGGTGAAAATGAGAACTTCTATGCCGACGATATCGTATATTACGTTCTCAACAACAATGCCGGTTACGAGGGCGACCTGGAGCTGGCCCTAATCCCGGAGGAATTCCTCAAGGATATCCTGCATGAGGAAGAAGACGAGAACGGTGTCCTGGCTGAAAACGCCAATAACACCTTTGAGCGGTTTGCTCTGCTGTTCGAGTTTACCGGCGATAAGAAGGCCATCCGCCATGTGCTGTACTGCTGCAGCGCGTCCCGCCCCTCTGTGGAAGGCGAGACCAAGGAAGATGAAAAGGAAGTCCAGACTGAGGAACTGTCCCTGATCGCTTCCGCGCTTGCGAACGGCTTTGTGAAGGCCAAGACCAGCACCAATACTTCCAAGGCTGTCTATGACGCCTGGTATGACGCGGTGTATATCCCCGCGATTACCGAGACCCCGGATGACGAGGAAGAAGATGGCGGCGATGAGCAGACCGGCAATGATGACCAGAACGCTGGCGGCTGATAACTGTGGCAGGGATGAAATACTCCCTGCCCTATCTACATGAATTTGAAGGAGGATACCTGTAATGGCAGTGACAAAGAAAATCGAAATCGACGGCAATCCTGTGGAGTTCAAGGCTTCCGCAGCGATCCCGCGTATCTATAGAAACAAGTTCGGCCGCGACGTGTACAAAGACCTGATGGTCCTGAACGACGCCATCAAGGATCAGGATGAGGATGCGTCCACCCTGGATGGCTTCTCCCTGGAGATGTTCGAGGATCTGGCTTTCGTGATGTATGCAGCGGCGCATCCGGATGAAAAGTACGATTCGCCGGACGAGTGGCTCGACCAGTTCAACACCTTCAGCATTTATCAGATCCTGCCAGAGCTGATCGATCTGTGGGGCATGAACATCAAGACCACGGTACCCGCAAGAAAAAACTGAGGAAGACAGAGCGGCCAATGACAACCGCTCTGTTCATGCTCCGATGTGTCGAGCTGGGGCTGAATATCGCTGATCTGGATCTCCTGACGATAGGCTCCGTGAACGACATGTTCAACGAGAAGAGCCGCGACTCCATGGAATGGCGGGAGGAAGCCTCACAGGGAGATATGGATAAGTTCTAAGTGGAAAAAATGCGGATGCCGCAAAAATTTCAGATACAGCTGTGAACCCTGCTGGTGATGAAAACTGACAGGGTATTTTCAAGCCCAAATCCAGGAGGTGTTTATGGAGATCAAATGTGATAAGTGCGGTGCCGTACACGATACGGTAGAACCAGAAACTGTGTGGGACGGCGAGATCGAGCATACCTTTTTCCGTTGTCCGAACTGTGACACGGTCTACCCAATCTCCGCGACGGACACAGCGCTGAGAGCAGATATCGCGGAATACAGCCGCAGGCGACAGCTGATCCGCATAAAGCCGGTGACGGAGCAGTTCCTCCTGGAGACGGAGGCGCTAAAACAGGAAAACCTGAAACGATGTAGAGAGCTGATGGAACTTCATCCATTGGCTCTTTTCTTACAGTCGGATAGGGCTGAATAAATCGCCCCTGTAGGGCAGAAAGGAGGGATAAATCATGGCTGGCAGAATTGCGGGAATCACTGTCGAAATCGGCGGCGATACTACAAAACTGTCCAAGGCGCTGCAGGGTGTCAATAAGGATATCAAGAACACCCAGACACAGCTGAAGGACGTAGAGAAACTGCTGAA